TGACGTTCTGCATAGTATCCCTCTGTTTGAGTTTGCTCTAACTTGATTTCCTCAACCTTCTGCTGTGCGTGGAAACCACGCTCTGCCATCTCCAATTCACGCTCTGTCTGCATCCGAGCAAGTTCAAGTTCGTGTTTCTTGTCAGACTTATCCTGGAAGAAATCAAGAACCTTTGGAAGACCAGACGAAAAGAATCCGATAAGCGTCGAGAGTAGTGTCAGCATTTTTATACCAGCCCGATTAGTTTGAGTGCATACATTGCACAGACACCGAAGAATGCCCATACCGCACGAAATACCCAATCGATCGCCAATTGCTGACGGCCATCATCTTTCTCCATTGCGCCAATCCTAATGTCGTGGCTCTTGAGAGTGCTGAAGATACGATCCTGCGATTCGTGCATCTGAGCCTGGCGCTCATCAATGATTGCGAGTTTAGTCAGAGCGGCAGCAATGTCACGCATTACCACTTTCATCTCAGACATATCTTCGTGCAGCGACTCAACCTTGTGAGTGAGCAGGGCGATTTCTGTTTCTTGGCTCATTTTATTTTTCCATTGAACAGTTCAAACAGTACGCGTACCTTTTCTTTCAACTGCTCAATATCAGAATGAGACTTTGCTAACCAGAATACCAATGCAGTGAAACCTACGGCAATCGGCCATAGTGTATTGATGATAGATAGCAAATCATCCATTGTTTACTCATAAAGAATGTTGATAGAACCAGACAAACTTACTATCAAGCAGCGACAGATTTAATGACAGCAAAATTAATAACAAGTGTGTCAGCACGACTAGTACCAGATGAATTTCTCAAGAAAATCCTACAAGATCCAGCAGCAACAGCGTCAACAAGAAGTTGATATGTGTTTGTAGTTGCACCAGATGCAATGCACACGACTACAACATCAGTTGCGGCAATTTTACTGTTGGTAAGCGTAAAAGAGGCTTCAACGCCAGAACCAAGAGAAGCATTGTGCGTAGTGATTTGACCGCAAATAGTATTAAGCGTGACACCAGTTGATTTACTTGTGATTTGAGTTACTGCACCACCAGAGCCAGTTGGATAACCAACACTTCCAGTTGCAGTCAAGTTGCCTGTTGAGTCAATACGAACTCGCTCAGTACCACCAGTTGCAATTGCAATCGTGTCAGCAGCAGGACGGAAGAAACCAGTATTGGTATCACCATCCCATGAAAGAACTGGGGCGCTAGCAGTAGTTACAGAATCATCAAGATAAATAACAGAACTGGTGGTAGCAGTAAGCGAGCCATTAAGAATATGAGCATTAGTAGTGGTATTGCCCATAGTGATATTGCCATTAGCGGCAAGGGTAGAACTTAATACGGTAGCACCAGAGATAGTTGCCGCACCATTAAGTGTTGCATCACCACCAACATTCATCGGCCCACCAACAGACAACGATGACCTGACAACAGCACCGTTACAAGTAAAACCACCGCGAGTAATAGTTACAGAAGGCGATCCGGAAATTGAGCCGCTTACAGCGTCGGTTACATCGAATGTATTTGTAGATACATTGGAAATTGTATAAGCACTGCTAGTAGCAGTACCACCAGTTCCAGCACTGAAAAATAAATAAAGAACTTGCCCATTAGAGAAACCATGTGATGAACTAGAAACAGTAATAGTTGTTCCAGTTCGACCATAAGTGCCAGATGATGTGGCAGGAGATGCCGTCAAATTTGTAACGCCACTGATAGTGGCAGTTCCAGTGGCTGTCAGGTTTGCACTCAGAACGGTATTGCCAGAAACAGTTAGCACACCGTTAACGTTCATATCCTGGGAGACAGCACCAGACTGCCAATCCTTCAATTGAGACATAAGCTCACGGAAGGCATTGTTGACGTTAGACGGGGCCATTCCTTCAGCAACAGAGATACCGTCGATGTCAGTGTTATTGGATGCAGTGCTGCTAAATTCTGAAATCTTAGTCTTAGCCATTATTGTTCACCATAAGGGAAAAGAAGGCCCAACGGAGGGGAAGACAATGCACCACGAGTTGCACCAACCATAGGCCCAACAAGAGGATTAACCGTAGGTTGTCCAGCAATTGATCGCATTGCATTTTCATAGCGACTACGCAGCATTGCCTCAGATGCAGCCTTTGCACCAGCACCAATGATAGGAACGGCAGCAGCAGCGGCTGGCCCTAGAGTTGATCCTGCGACATAAGTACCAGCACCAAGACCAACAATGCTCGATGGGCTAACCTTACCAACCCAACGCAACAGATTATTGACCGGGCCACCCTTAGCAACGGCACGAAGCATCTCTTGTTCGCCATTAGTGAAATAACGCATCTGCTTAGGATTTTCTACCAAAGCACGCAGCTTTTGACGAATGCCTTGCTCAACACCAGCCTGCGTGTAATTAACCTCACCACGCAATTCTGCACTTGTCAGCAAATCTTCAAGCGTCTCCACTTTCTTTGATTTGCCATAAGCAGCACGAGCATTCTTCAATGCACTAATCGCAACATTAGGATTCTTGGCGTTAGCAATATCACTAACTTTCAAGTTATTAACGTAGTCATCCCAGAGTTCAAGAGCATCACCAGCAAACTTGCCACTACGACCACCAGTTGCCTTTGCTTCAGCAAGAAACTGGCGAGTTAAATCAAGTTGCTCAAGACTTTGAGGCTGATTAAAAGATGTCTGAAGCCTACGAACAACTGCCATTGCCTCGGTATCAACCTGCGGGTCAATAGCAACCTTATTGGCGACCTTTTGAAGAATATCGATACCAGCATTCTGAATACTCTGCGGATCAATCAAAGCGCCCTGAGCAGCAGATTTACGATATAGAGCAGATGCCTCTTGCCTTAGCTTATCGCTAGTAGGGATTGGAGCCTTAGCACCACCAAACGCCATGAAAGGTGCGCCAACAGTTGCACCAGTAAGAGCAGCAAGCAGAGGATTCTGTGTAGTTTCGGCTACAACCTGAGAAGCAGCAGCAGCAGGAACGGATGCAGCAATTTGTCGTCCTGGTTGCTGAGACAGTGTTGCCGCGAGTTCACGGCCTGCCGGAGTAGCAGCAGACTGTGCCAATTGACCTAATGCCTTAACTTGTCCAGCAGTACCACCAACAGCACCACCAGCGGCCATAAGCGCACGCTCAGTCATACTCTGAGGTTCTGGCAATCCAAGATTAGTCAAACCTTGCTGTACAAGTTGCGAGGGATAGCCAATCTGATAACTTTGAGGTGCTGCAAGGTTATACAGACTGGTAAGAATGTCAGCAGCAGGAACCGCTAGAGAGCCAGCAAGCGCCCCAGGTGGGCCAGCAAGCATACCTCCGGCAACAGCACCAGCAACAGGAGCAGCAGCACCACGCGTAAGCATTCCAGCAGCACGACCAGCAGTTAGTTCTGGTTGTTGTTGTTCTGGAGCAGCTTCTTGCTCTTGTAGACGCAACCTAGCATTAGCAAGAGCCAATGCCCTTTGCTTCTCAAGTTCGTTCATCGCGTCTGCCATAGCCTACGCTCCTCTGGAGTCATAACATTCCAAACCTTCTGATCGACACCTTTCGGTGCTGTTCCAGCCGGAACCTGAGGGGGAGGAAGTTGAACGGGCATATATCCAACAGTGCTGACAATCTCAGGATCAAGTTTGCCAAGTCGAGTGTTCCAAGAATTTGCAGTGGCGCGAGCAACACGTTCTTCAATATCAAGTTGACGTTTGAGAGCAGCAGGGCTGAACTGGATACCACCAAGTTTTGCTTTATTCAAGAACTCTCGGTCAGCGTTAGAGAAACCCTGACCAGCACCAAGACCGGATGTTCTAACAGCATCAAGAGTTGCTTGTGCGCGATTAGCAAACAATAGTTGGGTATTTTTAACAGTCTCGGCATTGTCTTTGCCGCCAACACCAAACAATTGACCAAGTCGAGCAAGATCAAGTTTTGCTTCTGCACCAATCCCAGTGATTACATTTCCACTGTTAAGGATATTTCTTGTATCTTGAATAGTTTGCAAAACACTGGGGACATTCTGTGCAGTTTCATAGAGTGCGCTAAGTTTCTTGCCTTCTTCTGCTGCAATAGACTCACCTAATTTGCCACCAGTCTTTACGGCAACATTAACAACATTTTTCGGAGTCTTGGATGCGCTTTGTTGATTAAGGAAATCAAGAAAAGAACCTGTATATCCCTGACCACGAGCCACTTCGTAATTCCTGAAATCAGTGGTGCTTGCTTCTTGTTTGGGTGGTTCTGTGCCAGGAATCAATTTAACTTCACCATCAGCAGTGAGTTGATACATCTGACCTTTACCGACAGGGTATCCAGCAGCTTCTGCTTCAGCGGTAGACAATTGACGAGCAAACCTAACTGGCTTTGCCCTAGCAGCCAAAAGTTGACCAAGCGAATTTGGATCAATGCGAGCAATAGCCCGCTCTTCAGCAGAAAGACCAGCGATTGCTTCATCACGAAGACGCTGCTGCTCTTTCAGACGTTGAGCCTCTGCAAGCCTCTGCTGAGTCTGGTAGTTCTCCAGAGCAGACGTATAAGTGCCTTGCATACCCTCGAATCCACTCTTGAGAGCCTGTCCCAAAATGGGAGCAATGCCACCATATCGGTAGTTAGGTGCAGCAGAAAGCCCACCAATTAGCGCACCTACTAGGCCAGTGCCAATTGACTGTTTGCGGAGACGTTCAGCCTCTTGCTCACCAAGTAGGCCAGTAATTACTGAGGGAGGCGAAAAGAATCCGTCCATAGTGTCACCCGAAATAGTTACCCATTAGACCAGTGGGTTGCGCTGTTTGCGCCCTACGCTTTTTAATAAGATCTTCTACGGCAGCAATGTTAGGAGGAGTACCCTTGGAAATGCCACCAGCAGGTGCTGGCATGGTAGGACGAGGCTGCATTGAGGACATTCCAAGATTTGCCAGAGCTTGACCAGACGGCAAATAGTCTCTCAGTCCATGCACAAACGGAGTATCCATAAGGCTTCCAGCACCAGTAGCAATTTGGCTACCAAGTGAACCAGCGCCTGTGTAGATAGGATTAGCACTAGAGGCCAGAGCGTAATACTCAGGATTTAGGAATGAACCAGTTGCCGGATTAAATAGGAGGCCACCACTGGCAGCAGCACCTTCGGCAGCAGCAGGCACAGCAGCAGCACCTGAGGAAGCAGAACTGCTACCAAACAGACCGCCTACACCGCCACCGCCTGTGATCCCACCAGTAGCACCACCAAGCACAGCACCCTTTAGCGGGTCTCCACCAGTAAGTGCAGAAGTGCCAGCACCAATGGCTGCACCAATAATAATTGGCTCTAGTCCACTCATACGGCCTCCAGTCGGTGCATCTTCAGCATACCTACTGCAAAGCAGATAGGCTCGATGATTCCACGATAAACAGTACCAAGCAGATCAAAACGGCCACGCTTGCGCTTCCAAATGTCAGCAGTACGATGGCGTGCAATATGCTCGGCCACCTTGCGGGTAAATGCCTTGGCATTGGTCAGTTCTCCACTGTAGGCATACTCAACAACAGGCAGGAAGATGGCGTGATAGCCAATCTGGAATGCTGGATGCATATTCTTGGAATGTTCCAGCCAAATCTTTTGACGGAACGAACCGAAACCGTATGCCTTGCACATAGCGGTACAGACAATCTTGCCACCAGAAGTGCTAGTAACAGAACCTTGGGGAGCGCCATAAACGCTTGATAGGAACGTAGAGAGCTTGGCATAGGGCTTGTTCTGCTCAAACTCAAAGCGAGCCATAGCATCTTCAAGTTCTTTGCCTTGGTATTGTTCGCCAAGAGTGCCAGCCTTCAACAGTTGGTTAATGTCAAAGTAGTCAGCAGCAGCAAGCGTCGGGGCTTGAGTAACAGCCGCTTCTTGGCGGGCGCGTTCAGCCGCATAGTTTTCGTATGCCAGTTTGCCTGCTTGATTAGTCAAAGCGTTAGCCAGAGCAGTCTCAGCGCGACCTTCTTGTTGGCCCATAGCGTTAGAGCCATACCGACCAGCCATAGATGCCTTTGAACTAAGACCTTGCAGGGCATCATAGAACTGCTGAGTGGATGCCTGAGCAGCAGGCTGCAGTGCAGCTTGGAAGTAAGGATTGCCAGCGGTCAGATAACTGCCGCTGATCACATCTTGTTGCTGGCGTTGTGCAGCGGGCAGAAGCGGATTGCCTTGCATCGCACGATTGGTAGCAGCCTGGATTGCGCTAGTAGTAGACTCAGATGGGCCGACATAGGTTTTGCCAGAATAGAACTCTGGAGTCTGAGATTCATAGAGACGTTGCGCCTCATTGAGTCCATATGTTACGAATGGACGCAATACTTTATCAATTTGCGTTGTTGAAGTTTGTCCGCCGCCACCACCCATGTTACACCTCACATATCCAAGTGCGCTCCGTGAATCCAAGTTCCTTAGCGCGTTTAGACCAACCTTTTCTAAATGATGAGAAGGTTATAGTCTGACAACCGCCATTCTTGGCGATTCCCTTTATATGAGCAAAGCCTTCATGAAGATTCTTTAGGCTTGGCTTTTCAAGATACGAAACCCAAACGTGGATGTTTGTTTGACTAGGCTGAAGAACAAAAAATCCAATTGGGTAATTATACTGCATCGCTACCCATAGCATAGAGCGACCTTCGTAGCAATCGCAATACAAATCTTCTGGAATCCATGATTCCGGAGTTTTCTTTAGAACCTTATCCAAACCCTTACGAACCCAGGGCCACCAGCTTCTCAATTCATCTTTGTTGATGTATTTAACGTCCATTAACCAATCACCACATAGCCATAAGTTTTGTTGGCAGTATTATTAGCCCAGTGACTAATTGTTGCACTACCTTGTTGCAATGCACTTGCATAAATGTTTGATGTTGCAGCAGGAGCAACATATTGCATGGTCGCAATTACAGATGCAGTTGTTGGACGAGTTGGGCTTGTTCCTGCTGGATAATACTGAAGACTTATTGCAGTATTGGTAGCTGACCACATAATCTCGATATAGTCATTAGCAGCTAAATCAACAAAGTAATTCCATGCTGCAATAATCGTTCCATTAACACCACCATGCTTATTAGGAACTGAAATAAAACCAGTTGAACCTGCAATGTTTGTTCCATTTTTACTCAGCCAGACACTTGCATCGTGAATTGAAGTATCAGAGCTTTCAAATTGTCCAGACCACTGAAGGTTATAAACGCCAGCGTTCCTAACATTGATTCTTGATGTATTTGATATATACACACCGTTTGTGTAATCAGTAATGCCAAGTTTCATCGCATACGCAGTCGTAGTAGATACGATTGTCTGGTCTGTGTCATCTTGGAATGCGCCATACGGAGCATTGTCATTGTAGGCTGCACTAGACATCGGCACGAACAGTATCTTGCTGTCATAACCAATACGCTCATCATAGAGAGTAGTGGTCGTTGCATTGCCAGTAGCAAGAGTCAGAGTGCCAGTGTTATTAGTCTTGCCATCCATGATCCCACGGATAACTTCGTGCGTAGTACGAACGTCTGTAGTACCAGGTTGAACAGTGCGAAATGTTGTCATCTTGTGCCTTGTCCAGATAGGTCTACATCGACTCCAACAGCAGTAACCCAGTTGCCAGATGGCTCTACCTTAATTCGATGATACTTTCCGGCAGAACGCAATGACACTCGATTCTCGGAGTCTGCTGATACTGAAGTACCGAAAGAAATGTCTGCGTTAAGCAATACCCTGCTGGCAACAGATACGTTAGCACTACCACCATCAATAATAGGTCTAGCAAGCGTTACAACGCTGTTTAGGCCATCTAGTTGCAGATCACCAGTAACCAGACTTGCAGAAAGGTTGCTGCCGTCAATGCTTACGACATTTGATCCAAACGTACCTGCAATAAAGAACTTTCCACCAGACCATTGTCGAGAATCAAAACTAACATCAATCGAATCTACAGTTCCGTAGTTATCCAACTGTTCAAGCGTAACGCCAGCCGTTAGTGCGCCACCAATACTGGTAATGTTGATGTTGCTATAACTCCACCTAGCCAATTCCCAGTGGAACATTAGTTGGTAATAACCAGCAGACACGTTTTTAAAGTTCCAAATGACAATTTTTCTCTGAGGGTCAATCTGCGAACTCATTTCGTCAATTGACTGAATATCGACATTATCAAAGAACCATCTGTCTACTTTTTCAGCACCAATTGGAGTGACATTCTGACCGTCACACATATAAAAACCATTTTCGCCCAAGAAGAACGAAACTTGCTTATATTGTGCTATTGATCCATTAGCAAAACATCCAACACCACGAGAAATGTTATCAAATTGGAAGAAAAGTGGGCTTCCAACGTAACTCATACGGTGAATTGAGTTTTGCAGAAAAATCAATCCAAATTCACCACCAGTTAATCCAACAATATCTCCGCCATCTGGAATATCTTGAAAGTCAGCCTGGCTTGTAGACGATGATGTCCAACTGGTTTCGTCGTTAATATCACTCCATTGAACGCGACTTGTATTGTTAGACTGGTGTCCAGTTACTGCAAAATCACGCACAACAGTAATATATTTTGCTACTGGTGCTGTAGCAGATACATCAGCCCAAGCAGTAGATGAACCAATAGTCCATGCTTGGATTTTTTCAGCATTATTCGATGTAAGCAAAACATTACCAAATTGCACTACATCGTATGGTGCATTTGTATATCCACCAACCTTTGATACGTCTGAAAAATTCAGCGTTGAGGGATCAAATTTATAAATCTTTGATGCACTGGCAGCAAAGAGTGCAGATGTGCCTACTGTTCTTCCAGCAAATACAGATGCAAGCGTTTGAGACGCTGCATTGCCAAAAGTAACCTTGTTCGGGAATGGAGCGTAACCAGATCCAACTGGATATACGTTCATTACATCCGTCATGTTTCCAGCAACACCAGGTTTATCTGGAGTCCATTCGTTAAATGTTAGCCTTGTCGTAGCCATGTGTTTTCACCTGATTGAACTTCAGTCCAAGTATTGCTTCCAGAGCCAACATCTGTCCAAGTATTTGAACCTGGACTAACTGTAGACCATTCATCACCAACAATTCTTCCGTTAGGAGTCAATGTTGCAAATCCAGAAAGCGTGGAGCCAGCAGAGAATGTTGTATTTCCTATCGGTATTACAGTTGCAAAGCATTCAGCAGATGCAGCACCACCAATTAAATAAGATGCTGTGGCTGTTGCTGTTGCTACACAATTTATATCTGCATATCCAATATTTTCTAACAATCCAGAAGATGTAAATACTGCACTACATGAAATAGATGAATCTGCAAACGTAGTGCGTGTAGCAGTAATTTGCGTAATTGCAGTACAAGAAATGCTAGAACTGCCAACAAATGTTAATGTTGCAGATGCACTTTCTGTCGCATTACAGAATATTGATGCAACCCCTTCAAAGAACTTTGTCCCTATCGCAGAAAGTACGGCAGAGCAAGAAATTGCAGATGATGCGCTATATTCAATTGATCCGGCAGAAGTTAAAACGGCAGAAACAGAAATGTTGGATGCACCATTAACAATTCCTCCAGTTGAAGGCGTGTAGATGATGAAAATCATGCCTTGTGCGCCAGCAGAACCAGCGCGGTTACTTCCTGAAGTATTTACACCACCTCCGCCACCACCAGCGCCATACAGCCCACCGGTAGAAGTTGCTACAGCGCCTGCTCCGCCACCACCCCCACCTCCACCACCAACTGTGTTGGAAATATCAATGCCACCACCGCCAGTTGTACTGGTTGTACCGGTAAGGCCACCAGAGCCGCCGCCAACTGTACCCGAGGTATTACTTGCTCCGCCGCCTGTTCCACCAAAGTTGTTACCACCCGTACCACCCACGGCAGCCGCCCCACTACCACCAGCGGTACCTCCGCCATTACCACCGCCGCCGCCACCAGCAATAAATGATGTTGTTGTCGACCCAAAACCAACACCGCCAGCAGCGCCAACACCATTAGGCCCACCAGCACCACCCCCACCACCACCGCCATAACCAGTAGAGGCAGCGGTTCCGGTAGCACCAGCACCGCCCACACCACCGTTATAAGTTGAGCCTGTGCCAGCAGTTCCGCCAGTTGAAGTAGGAGTTGTGGTTGCTTGACCGCCACCACCGCCACCAGCAGTAGCCGCTCCGGAGTTCCAAGATGTAGTTCCACCAGCACCACCGTTAACACCAGTAGTACCAGCAGTACCAGCAGCACCAATTGCGTAAGTAATAGCCCCTGAAATGGTTTGATTTGTAAGAGCGGTATAACCAGCACCGCCACCACCGCCACCACCAGCACGGTTATTTCCGGATACAAACCCACTAGCACCGCCACCGCCGCCACCAATCAAGTAGATGTTGTTGGATGCGTTATTCCAATCTCCGGGTGTTGTGAATGAAGTGCCGGATGTAATTAAATACGCCTTTACTGTTGAAGCTGCAAATAGAATGCCAGAATTGTTTCCTGAGTTTGTTGAGTTGGCTCCGGCGTACCAGTTGTACGGGGCGGTTCCGTTTGTGACAAACGGAGTAAACGATAGGTCTTTTACGTTGAGGTAGTCTGGAGTAGTAACTGTGCCGCCGCCAGTTATAGCAACGGTTGCTTGAGTTCCTGCGGTTGCGCTATTGAGCGTTACTACGTTTCCTGATGTTCCAGTGATAGACCATGTGGTAACTGTAATAGTAGTACTAGCAGTAAAAGTAATTGTGTGTGCTACGGTTTTTGTGCTTGCTAGTTCGCTGAATGTGTTTGATCCAGTAAACGTCAGAGTTGACGTACCAGTAGTACCACCAATAGTCAGTTTGTTGTAAGTAAGGCCACCACCAGCAAATGTTCTTGCGGTTGTTGTGGTATTGCTAAGAACAATGTTTGCCGTGTTTTTATTAAACGTCAGCCCAGTAGTGGTTGCAGTATTCCATACAGTTCCAGTGCCACCAATAGTCCAAGTGCCAGAACCCATAGATAAAGTTCTGGTATTACTATTGCTAGAAGTAAAGGCTCCACAAACTACATTATAGGATGAAGCGTCAAAACTTCCATTTGTAAGGGTAATTGTGGCAATTCTATTATCAGCACCAGTTGAAGATTTTAAATCTCCAGTTAATGTCCATCCTCCACCAACACCATTAAATGTTAGAGCGTTTATATAAGTATTAGCAGTTCCTAGATTTATTGTGTTTCCGGTAGTAGTAGATAAAAATGATAAATTTACTGTGGATCCACCTGAATTATAATTTACGGAAACAGTCCAGTTCAAAGACCCATAAACATTAACTCCACCTGAACCAGAACTGGTAAAAGATACAGTGCCAGCGGATACGTTAAAATCAAGACAGTTGACAGTAATAGCACCCGGAATTCCTACCGTATAAGTTCCGGCTTGGTCAAAGAAAACAGAATCAGATGCGGTTGGTACAGACGCACCACTAGCTCCGCCAGATGAAGCAGACCAGTTAGTTGTGGAAGTAGTATTCCACGTTCCAGTGCCACCAACCCAATAGCGGTTAGCCATTACGTCCCCGGATTAGCCATGTGTTCACGCCATTTAGCGTATTGCTCTTGTTGCCGTTTTTCAATTTCTTCAGGCGTGAGTGCGTCCCACTCTTCTTGAGTCATTTCCCAAGTGTCCATGTAGACATACTCGTTATCACGCACAGTCCAAGCAAATCTGACTAGCGGATTCGGGTCAGAATTGATGATTTCCATGTTAGGCAAGCGTCACAGAAAGGTTGCCAGAAGAAATCTTGAAAATATCTCCGCTACCAACAGTCTTGGAGGTTGTCAGGGCCGCATGGTAGAGCAGATTGCCACTGGTTAGTGCATCGCGTACACCAACGTGCGTAACTGTTCCCCAGGCGCTTGTGCAGGTCGGGAAGGTTACGTCTGCGCTGTTTGTGGCTACACCATTACTGGGCGCACCAAACGTCACTGAGGTGCGTGCATAGGAACCACCAGATACTTCGGTTCCACTGTCAGCATCAGTAGGATCAGCCGTGTAGAGAGCCACATAGCAAGTAGTAGGACTTGTATATGACGTATTGCGTAGAGTAGCGTTAATCAACGCATTCTCAAGATAGTTCGAAAAATTAGCCATGATTACCTCGTAGCAAGAGTTATTGCGATAGGCGAGGCAGAGTATTCTCCCGCATCATCGCTAGTTGAAATTGCGCTAATTGCGCGGTCATACAAAGATGCCCAAGTCTGCAATCGAGCATCATTCATCAAATACGGTTCTGCCTCTGCTAGAGACGCATACAACAGCGCATCCACACAGTATGCAAGAAACGTATTACTTGAATTGCTATCACTCAAATACGTCGGTGCAGCGTAATACAACATCCTGGCCGTATAAGCAGTGTCTGGAATAGGAGCAAACTGAAACTCACTTGCAAGAATCGTGTAAAACACCGGAATTCCAGATTCTGATGTGCGTGCGTTCCTAAAGAAAGCAGATGGGCTTTGATAGTTAATCGTCGAAGTAGGACTACCATCGAAGTGAATGTCCCTGAGTTGCAGGAAATCAGATGGCAGAGCAACCGTTGAGTCGCCAGCAGTAGTGGTAGTAGTTACCACCTTCAGCATCTGACGGATACGCAGTTCTCGACGCAGACGATCCTCAGCAAGACGAATGAAGTCTGGAATGGCAGAAGTGAGATCAGACCGCGCCAGATAGTTGGCAACGGTTGTTTTCAAGTCACTATAGTTAGTTAGGGCCATTGTTAAATTCCTTAAGCGTTTCGTCTTCTACGT